GTCACCGCTAGCGGCAAGAAAGTCTCCTACGGGCAGGCTGGAAAAGCCAAAGGCGGTGGTTCTCGTGTGAAGCCTGGAACAAAGAAGGGTGATTCTTACTGCGCTAGGTCTTTAGGAATTAAGAAAAGGCTTTCAAAAGAAAAGCAGAACGATCCCAACACGCCTAACAACTTGAGCCGTAAACGCTGGAAGTGCAAGGGTGCTAAGTCCACAAGAAGCAAAGGTGCTAAGTATGAGTGACGGCCTGTACGCTAACATCCACAAGAAGCGCAAGCGAATTAAGCGTCAAAAATCCCAGGGTAAGACACCAGAGAGAATGCGAAAGCCAGGCTCGAAAGGTGCTCCTAGTGCTAAGGCGTTTAGGCAATCTGCCAAAAATGCAACATTTGAGTGAGGTGAATTATGCCAATGGTTGACGGAAAGAAATATCCCTACACAAAAAAAGGCAAGAGCGATGCTGCCAAAGCTGCTAAGAAAAAGCCCAAAGGCAAATTCAAAGCAAAGGGAGCTATGTACGAATAATGGCTACTGTTGCTCAAGTTGCAAAGGCATCTTTACAAAGAATATTAGTCCAGGCTAGCGAAGCCCCGTTGCAGCCTGATGAGTATAGTGACTTCATATTTGCTATGAATAACTATATGAATGATTTGGACGCTTCAGGGATACAGCTAGGATACACAGAGGTATCTGACTTAGGCGATGATGTAACTATCCCTACAGGCGCACTGCGAGGCTTGATAGCTAATATGGCTATTGAAGTTGCTCCTGACTACAACGGCATTATCTCGCAAGGCTTGGTAAAAGCAGCAAGAGACGGTTTTAATACAATGCGATTAATAGGGCAAAGTATGGGCGTTAGCAAAATGCCATCTACCCTACCTATTGGTTCGGGAAATGAAGATAACTTGTATGGCTTTTCTAGTCACTTTTATCCAGACGCTGAGGCAGAAATACTAGCAGAATCTACTGGGGCAATAGGCCTGGAGCAAAATACAAATGGTTGATCGATCGCAAGGCAGAAAGAAATCAAATTTTGTTGCCAAAACATCTGTAGATGCTGGCGCGTTTATGGATTACTTTGTAAACGGCACTAATTATAAGATCAGCTACACCAATTTTGTTGGTGGTCTTGGTGTTACCGGAAGTATAACTCAGACGGGAGCTGCTACTGGTATTGCTGTCTTAGATATTGATGGTTCTGTAAACAAGATTAGAAACATAGAGAGCGGCTCTGGCATATTGGCTAGTGTATCTGCCGAGAACGGTTTAGAGCTAAAACATAACTTCTCTGCTGACTCTACTGGCGTTCCACTGTTACTCAATGTAACGGACGCTACTCCTGACATTGCAAGCCTGGTTGGAGGAAGCGGAATAAACGTAACCTCAACAAGCAATTACGTCACGATAGATGCTGAGGCGCAGCCATACGCTCAAGTTACTGTGCAAGGAAACACTGGAGCCACAACGATATCCACGGCTGGCACTCCTGTAAAGGCGGCAGCAACTTTTGTTGTTGGTGTACAGTCTGGGTTTACTGGAGATACAACAGGAAAGATAGTTTACAACGGAACATCTGAAAGAGTCGCTGCTATTCATGTTAGCGCCACATTCAGCCCGGTTGCTTCAAACAATCAAGAAATATTTATACAGATTGCTAAAAATGGCACTGTTGAGGCTGGCAGTAAAATTACCAGAAAAGTAGATGCTGCTGAGTCTGCTAATGCTTCTACGTTTTTCAATGTTTCCTTGTTTCAAAATGATTTTATTGAGCTTTATATTGGTAACGACACGAGCACAGATAATGTTGTTCTGATTGATGCAATTGTGGGTATTGTGAACTAATGCCGAAGGTTATCCTGCCAATAGCTAACGGATATTATGAGAGCGATTCTCTGCCGATATCGGCGCAGGAATGCACTAACTTCTATCCGAATATAGCTCAGGCTCCTGCGTTAAATCAGGAGACTCTGTTTGGTACGCCCGGTCTTACACAAGTAGCTAGCGCAAGTGACATCAGTAACTGCCGTGGCGCACATGAAATGAACGGTGTGCCTTACTTTGTGATTGGTAGCAAGTTATACAGTATGTCATCAAGTTATGCTTTGACAGATCACGGTCAAATAGCAGGATCAGGCAGAGTATCGATGGCTGACAATGGAACTCAGTTGTTGCTGTTGGTTCCTGGAGGCAATGGGTATATTTACAACCACGTTGCTGATACTTTTGCTCAGATTACAGACGCTGATTTTACGGCTAACGGCAATCCTCAACAGGTTGTGTTTATTGACGGGTTTTTCTGCCTCACTACTGACACAAAGAAATTTATTGTCAGCGCACTGAATGATGGTTTGTCGTATAACGCGCTAGACTTCGGTACTGCAGAGTCGGACCCAGATGAGATCGTTGCTCCTATAGTATTTAAGAACCAGCTATTTATCGGCGGTTCGCAGACGATAGAAGCATTTCAAAACATTGGCGGCGCTGACTTTCCGTTCCAGCGTACTGGGTTGTTCCTCAGCAAAGGGATATCTAGCCCGTTCAGCATTCAGTCTATTCAAGATACGTTTGTGTTTGTAGGCGCGGGTACTAATGAGTCACCTGCGATCTGGGCGCTAAACGGCAACAACGTAGCCAAGATATCTACCACTGCAATAGATAAAGAGTTAAGTGCTTTAACTGAAGCCCAGATACTAGATATATATTCATGGGCCTACGCAGAAAAAGGCGCATACTTTGTTGGATTTGCTTTACCTGGTACTACGTTAGTGTACGACACAATAAGCAAGCGATGGCATGAGCGTAAATCATTTGTGGATGGCTCATTAGGTGCATATCGGGTAAACGCACTGGTTAGGGCGTATAATCAATTATGGGCAGGTGATCTGGTAGATGGAAGGATTGGCCTGCTAGCCCAGAACGTGTACACAGAATACGACACCGAGATTCGCAGAACTATCGTAACTCAGCCGTTTCAAAACAATATGGATTCTTTTGTACTCCCAGAGTTAGAGCTTACGGTAGAGAGCGGTGTAGGTAATTCCTCTGCTGTGAACCCGAAAGTGGGATTAGAGCGGTCTGTAGATGGTAAAATATGGTCAGATGCCAGATACCGCAGCATTGGTAAAGTGGGCGAGTATAACCGCAGAGTTATCTGGAACCGTAATGGTAGGGCTTCAAGGTTTGAGCTTTTTAGATTTACAATTAGTGACCCGGTAAAGCCTGTATTTATACAGATGACTGCTGACATTGTGGCAATGCAATGAGCTATAAGTTAAACGCGGCCCAGCCGATAGTTGATGCTAATGGCACGATGGAGCAGCCATTCAGACAGTTTACGCAGGAAGCGGCGTTATCTATACCTATAACGGGTGTAGGCAGTCCAGAAGGAGTTGTAGAGGCGGTACAGTTTAGTTTATATCTCGACACTACAGGAAGTGCGGGATCAATCCAATACAGAAAAATGCAGCCTGAGATCGGTGGTGACCGAAGCAAGGGCTGGATAGCGGTTTAGGAGAATATTATGGCAATACCATTTTTAGCACCATTAATTGCGGCAGGAAAGGGCATAGCTGGTGCTCTTGGAGGCGCTAAGGGTTTGGCTGCTATAGGTAGCACTGCTCTTGGTTATAAGGGCCAAAGAGATGCTAATAAAATGGGCGCGAAAGCAGCGGAGCAATCTGCTCAACAGCGAGCGGAGCAAATGGCATTGATCAGAGAGTTTGGTCAGAAATCTCTAGCTCCGTTGGCTCCTGCATATCAAAGGTCGCAAGACATACGTCAAAATGCTGTAAATCAAGCTCTTAACCTTACTGGCTCGATGTTTAGACCGCAGCTTGAACAATTCCGAGAAGGCAACTATATGGCCCAACAACGAATAGCAGAGGCCCAGCCTTTTATGCAATCGGCAATACTTGGCAGAGGATCGCTAGATTATCGGCCCGAAGCGGCACGAGTAGGCGGTCAAATAGATTACAGCACTCTTGATTCCATAATAAATCCGCAGCAGATGCAGTTTACTCCTGTAACACAAGCTCAACCAACACAACCAACACAGCAAGCATCTGCTCCAGTTGATCTAATGCAACAAGCAATGATGCAATTCCAAACCGATGGGCAGATACCGTTATGAGTATGAGAATAGAAGACACGGAAGGCGGTAAAGAAGCTGAATTTATTGTACTTGACTTTATTAAGTCTACTCCTAATGCATCGGTTGCAGATATCGCAACTCTAATAAATGATGTTGGTGCTGATCTTAATTATCTTTCCACTGTTTTAAATGTTGATCCTGTAATCGCAAGGCAGGCTTACAGCGAAGTTATTTCGACTGCGCCTCCGATACAGGAAGTAATCAAAAAACAAATAGATTCAAATCCTGTAGTTCCTCCTACTAGACCACTAGATCAAGTAATCGATCCTAGCGGTCCTGCATTTTCTCAAGAAGAAATAGATAATGTTGTAGGTCAACTTACCCGTGGCGATAAAACGCCAAGTGAGATTGCTCAACAGTACGGAGTAAGCGAAGACTTTGTTAATACTAATCTTCAAATAGTACAAGAGCAGGCTTTTCAAGACCTTAACTCAGGTGCTAAGACACCAGAACAAGTCGCTAGTCAGTACAATCTAAGCAACGAGTTTGTTGTTAGCAATCTTGCAAGAGTGAACCAAGAAAGAAATACCAATCCCCGTGTTTATGATCCTGAAAGGCCTAAACCGCCGGTTAATGTTGATCCTGAAAGGCCTATGCCGCCCAGTGTGCCTGTATCGCCTGAGCCACAATTACCTGTGGGCCTGGCGGCAGCAGAACAAGCCGCTTTGGGCGGTGCAGGAACGGCCACAGGGCTTTTGGGTGCTACCGCAGGCTCGGCAGGCAGAGAATTGACTGCAGGCACACTGGGCGGCATAGGTGCTCTGAGAGGCGGTATAGGACAAGCTAGACAAGACATAATGCAGGGAACTCAAACTGGCATAGGCGCTCTCCAGCAAGCACTGGGAGGCGCTAGGGCTGACATTGAGTCAGGATTCACTGGAGGCCGTGGAGACATACAACAGGCTCTCGCTCAGTCCAGAGGAGATATTCAATCTGGATTTGGAAGAGCTGAGGCAATGTTTGATCCCTACGCTCAGGCTGGCGGTCAGGCGCTACAACAGCAACTAGCACTGTCTGGCGCGTTAGGTCCAGAAGCATTTCAACAGGCTTATCAAGAAAGTCCACAGATGAGATTCTTGCAAGAGCAGGGCGAACGTGCTGCTCTTAGAACAGCAGGCGCAAGAGGCGGCTTAGGAGGCGGCAGGGTTATGCAGGAGCTTGCTAGGTACAATACTGGCCTGGCTTCTCAAGACTTGCAAAACCAAATAGCCAACCTTCAAGCTCTATCTGCTCAAGGGCTTGGTGCTAGAGGCAGTGCGGCTAATATCGCCACAGGTGGCTCTCAGCAGCTTGCGGGACTAGCCTCTGGTGCTGGTCAGAATCTGGCTAATTTATCCACTGGTCAAGCTCAACAGCTTGCTAGTTTGGGTGTGCTTGGCGGTACTTCTGGATTACAAGCAGCTACTCAACAGGGTACGCAGTTGGCTAACTTAGCGCAGCAGCTAGGTGTTAGCGAAGCTGATTTAAGAACATCTCTCGGTGCAGGACGCTCTAACATTGCGCTAGGTATAGGAACTAGAGCGGCAGACTTAGCCGCACAAACAGGCTTGAATGTAGCAGGCATGAGGACTCGCGCTGGCGAGCAACTACAACGTCAATTTGGAACGACCGCATCTCAAATGGGTGGTTTGCAACAAGGAATGGGTGCTGGTACTGCACAAATGATTGGAGCGCAGACCGATCTTGTTAGCAGATTACAACAGGCGGCGGCTCAGGGTGATGCAGCAGCTCAAACAGAATTGGCTTTAATGCAAGCTCAAGGCAACAGCAACATAGGTGCTCAATTAGCTGGCGTACCGCAATCCTCTACATTTGTTCCTCAAAGCCCGATCTCAGGAGCTTTAGGTGGTGCGGTTGTAGGAGCGAGACTTGGCGAGATGTTCCCAAAAGAGGAAAAAGTGCAGGC